CAACTTTTAGTTTTATAAATTTTTGAAAAAAATAATATCAGAAGTTAATAAGTTAAGAAGAATTAATATCAACTTTTAGTTTTATAAAAATTTTTTGAAATATTTTTTTACTATAATAAAAAATTTATTTTTTTTTTTTTTGATAAATATTTTACCAATTTATAGTTTTCTTTTTGAAAATAAAATTATTATCAAATTTTATTTTTTAATAATATCAATAGTTGATAAGTTAATAAAAGAAGAATAAATTATTTTAAAAAAAAACTAAAATTCGGATTGGCTCAATTCAAATACAAAAATTTATCAGTATTAAATTTTCTTTTTATATAAATACAATAACATAAGTTGATATTAAAATTGAAAATAAACTTTAAGAAGATTTTAAATGAAGAAGAATATAATCCAAATTTTCAGATTATATTGAAGTTATTGATAATAATCTATTGTAGCTTTTTTCCAACTCTGTTTTTATCTCAATTAATTCCTCTTCTAACTTTTGATTTTTTTCTTTTTGAATTTTCAACTCATCTCTACAATTTTTTAAATCCAATGTTTTTTCTTTGATTTTTAAAAGGAAACTTTTTATTTTATTTTTATATTTTTGCATTATTTACCTCCATATTTTTCAAAAATTCAGCAATATGCTTTCTGCTAAATCTTATTGTTCTATTATTGAACTTATAATACTTAATCAACCCCCTGAACATCCAATTTCTTATTGTTGCTTTTGAAACTTGAAGTAAAGATGCAACTTCATCTATTGTTAAAAGGGACATATTATTTATTTTATCTACTTCATTCATAATATTTCTCCAATATTCTGTTTAAAGTAACCTTCGTCCGTTTGATGTTGTTCTTGCAAAGTTATATAAACATTATGATTATATTTATCAACTATTTCTTTAACTTTTTCTTGTTCTTTTTTATGTTGGGTAATTTTATTTTTTGCCCCAGTAAATGCAAAGGTTGTTAAAAATGTAAATCCTCCTCTTATTTTACCCGATTTGTAATCAAATATGTTAACTTTTGGTATGAGATATATCAATTTACTATCTTTTGGAATATGATTTTTTAATTTATTAAAAAGAATAATTTTATACTTACCTTCTTCAAGTTTTTTACACTCTTTAACTGAATAAGTTCTATTATTAATCTCTATCATATCATACTTGTTAAAACATCTATTTGTAATAAGAATATTCGATTTGTGAATACCATCTTCTAATAAGTATTGACCTTCTTCTTTGTATTTATAATTATTCTTTACTCTGTAAGGTTTAAATTTCTTCCAGTGTAATAAAAATAAAAAAGCACCTTCACTTATCATTGCGTCTTTTAAACCAGCATAATAACCCGAAAAGTTTGGTTTTTTCAAAACCCCTTTTTGTATTTTTAAAAAAATGTTTGCTAATTCATCTGACATTTTTCCATTTTCTATATCTCTTAAAAGTATGGCTGTAACTTTTTTATCATCTAAATAATCTACTTTTTTATTCTTTCCCAATTTTATCTCCTTTAAAATCTATTTTAAAATCTAAAATTGTAAATTCAATATTAAATATTTGCATAGATGAATTTTCATAATCATCGACCCACTTTGGAATAGCTTTTGGAAAAATAGTATAAGTAGATTCCATAATGGTTTTTCCTACTTTATTATATCTTGTTAATTGTATTTCCATTGAATATTGTTCCAAATTTATAGGTTTTATTCCTCTGAATTTATTAAGATTACATTTTTTAACATAACTTTGAAAAAAATTATAGATATTTCCATTATGGTCATCAAAAAATGTAATTGAAATAGTTTCAGGCTTTTTCCATCCTTTTGGATATTCTATTTTATAAAAATCCAATAATGAAACACTTGACATTTCAATATTACCTTCTTCAACCTCAACATTTTTTACTAAAAGTCTTTTTTCTTTTTTACTACCTAAAAATATTAATTTTTTTTCTAAATCCTTTACTTTTGGCCCAAATGATAATATTTCAACATAAAAATTTGATGAAGTAGAAGGTATGTAATTCCTTGGTTTAAATTTTGCAAATGAAACTTCTAATTCGTAGTCCATCTTTTTTATTTTTTTGCTTAATTCTTCCAGTCTCATATATTATCCTAATAAATAATTATAACACATTTTTCAAAAAATGTTAAAAAAGGAGATAAAATTTTACCATTTATCTCCACCGTCTTCTGTAAACATTGAATAAACAAAGGTAAATTTATATTTTAATGTGCCTGCTTCTTGTCCGAGTTCACCTTCTGCTTCAACTTTTGCAATAGAATCAAAAAATGTCCAAGTTCTTGTCACATTACCTGCATTATCGGCTAATTTAACAGTAACTTTAAATCTTACATCAGAATTATTTGTATAATATTTAGAAGCTGCAATCATTGTGGCATCATTTGGTTTTGAACTATCATTATTACCTTGCGCTCTTATTCTTTGGATTGCTCTGTATAGCTTACCAACTGCACCTGTTACATCTTCATAAGCAGTAAATTCAATTTCACCATTTTTCTTAATTTTACCATAATAAGGAAATGTAAATCCACCTACTTCTATTTCAACATCTTCAGCTTCTGGATTTGGTGGACATCCTTCAATTTCAGAAACTCTAAATTCTATATGTGCATTTTTTAATTCTGATACTTTCCCACTTTCGTCTTGGACTTCTATAATCCAATTTTGTGTTGTTTGAACAACACCGATTTTATTTCTAAATTCTGAAAACTTTCTTTCGATTTTTTCTGCCATAATTTTCCTTTCTTAAAATTTTTAGCAATTACGGATCAAACCGTAATTGCTAAACTTCTATTAAATACTGCCAATGTAACTTTTATTTCATTAATATCCATTGTTGGCTGAATACCCAAAAATATTGGAAGTCTTCTATTATCAATATCAAAATCAGTTGGACTAACCACACATTGAAAATCATATACACCTTCTTTTGCTTGAATTTCATTTGCCATAAAACTATCAATAACAGATTTAATTCTATTCCAAGTTTTTGGATTATTGTAATTGAACAATTCATATTTTAAGTAACTTTCCAATCCATATCTAATTGTCATTAATAAAAATGCTACACTTCTTAATTGTAATGGACTTGGCTTTGCATACATTGTTCTATTACCCCAAATGATTAATCCTTGTCCTTCTTTATAAACAATTGGATTAATTCTTGCATCAACTACCAAATCCAACTCACTATCACTAAATTGATGTTTGATTTCCAATCCTAAAACTTTTCCATTTTCTAAACCTGCGGCAGGAGTAAACATAGTATAATTTCTATGCACAAAGTTTTGAGTGATTGCGCCATAAATACTCGGAGCAGTCCATACATATTCTTTATTATACGGATCATATTGTTTTACCCAACCTGTAAACAATGAACCTAAATGAGTATTTATCATTAATTTGTCTGCATATTCTTTTACTGCTGTTAATGGGTCTGCACTTTCTTCTGCACCTGGATCCATACTCCAATAACAATGAGTATTATTTTCACCTTGTGCCATTGCAACTCTTAACATTTCTTGTGCATAAGCTGGAACTGTATATCCACCATCAACCAATAGTTGAACAGGAGTTTTGTTATTGTTGCTTAAAGTTCTTAAAGCAGTTATCATATCAGATAAACTAACTGGACTACCATTGTCCCCACCATTCATATAGTTAACACCTGCATCCAATACAATACCATTTTGGTTACCGATTGCAAGTTTATCATTGATATGTTCTCCAACCAACGGATATCCTAAAATTGTATATGGGAAATATTGATATCCTTCCAAAATATGTTTAGTTAAATCAGTTAAATTCTTTTGGAATTTGAATATAAACCAACCTTTTTCATTTGCATCATCGTATTCATAATTTCTTTGGATTGGTCTGTCCAAAAAGATTTGTTTGTTATCAGAATTAATATTTTCAATAGTGTATTCTTCATAATATTCAGTTCCAAAAATTTGTGTTTCTGTTTCATAATTTGGAACTAATTTGATGGTATCTCCAATATTCAAATTTCCTAAATCACTTACATATATTTCAATATCACCTGTAAATAAATCTTCTTTTGTTTCTATTGGATTACCATTACTATCTTTTTCAATTGTAAATATTTTTTCTTTTTTTCTTCTCCAAATTGAGTAATCAGTTGGTTTTGGATTTAATGGTTCACCATCTATTGTTTTAGCTAAAATATTATCTTTAACTTGAATATATTTTGAATTTCCATTAATCACAGTTTCAATATAAAGTTTTTTACCAAATCCATCAATAAATGTCGGATCTTTACTTACAAGCCACCTTTCAACTTCGTTTCCATTTTCATAAACTACCAAATCAAATGCTTTCATATCTGGATAGTTTGAATTTTTTTCAATTCCTATTTCTAATGCATTATTCCATTCTCCTGGATTAACACCAGTTATTAAGAATGTATACATTTGATTCCAAACTGAAACTTTTGTTACTTTATAAATAGTATCTGAACTTGTAATTGTCACAGGTTGTTTTGTTTGAACAAACCATAAACTTACCTGGTCTTTTAATTTTTGAATTGCTGTGTCATTGCTTTCTGAACCATCTGAATTTAATTTAACAATTACATCTCCGTCGTGGAAGTCATCTGCACTATCTACTATAATAAATTGACTATCAGTTTCATCTGTTAACACTTTGGCAGTAGCGCCATTTGATTTATTTTTAACTACATCACCTTTTTTGACCGTCATTGTAGTTTGATTACCACTGGAATCAGCACCAAAAATTATTCTTTGAAATGGTTGTTTTTCAGTAACTCCAATTACATCAACAAGTTCAAATTTTTCAGTTGATACATCGTAATCTGTTAATGGTGCATAACTATCTTTTGGGCTAATTACTATCTTTTGGCCTACTTCAATATTTTTAGGTTCTGAACTTAAGCAAAATTCATATGTATTGATATAACTACCTGCTGCTTTATCTAATTCTTTTTCAATTTGAATTTTTTCTGGTTTTTGTATAAATAAAAAACTATCAAGTTCTTCTTGTGTCAATCCATTTTCAAGTGGCTCAACTACTCTTTTTACATTATCTGAATATGTATCTCCAATTTCAAAATCCCCACCTCTTACTAAAACACCTGCATATTTTACATCATCAGCGGCCGCTCTTACAACCCACAATTTATCTGTTGATTGTGATAATACTACTGAACTATAAGTCTCAGGATAACTTAAATTAGGTTTTCCAAAATTATCAATTAATTGAGTTTCTCCACTTCCTATAAGAACAGGTTTATTTACAGGTCCTTTTGAAAATCTTCCAACAATACCAGTATAAATTCCAGTAAGTCCTTGTATAACGGCAGACCTGTCTTGTGTGGCAAATATTACTTTTGCTGCTCCCATTAATTATCCTTTTTTTCAATCTATAATATTTATTTGAGCACCTTTTGGCAACTCATTTATGATTTTTTTAATTTGTTTTTCTTCAACATCAAGTGTAATTTGTTCTTTAATTCCTATTACATAAATATCTTTCGGATTATTTTTTCCTTTGGTATCTATTACAATTTGTCTATCAGGACCATTTATAATTTGAATTTTTATCATATAAAATCCTTTTTATACTTTTTTACTATTTAAACTTTCACAAGTATTTTCATTAATTTGTTTTATATCTTCATTAACCTGACAAGTTTCAGAACAAATTAATTTATTCTTATTATAATTATTTAATGTATAATCTTTTATTTTGTTAATGTCTTCTTGTTTTTGAAACCCAAAGACCTTTAAATCTATTTCCTTAATGGTATTTAATTTTTCTACATAATAAAATGGACTAAAAAATATCCCGTATACTGAAAATTCAAATTCAATTATTCTCATACTCCCATAATTTTCAATGCCTAAAAATTCTATACTTGATAATTTATCAAAATGTGTTTGATAATCAAGTGGATATTCTTCGCCATCAAGCAAATAAACAATTTTGATAGGAGGATTTACATCTAAAAATTGAGTATTATATAATATTTCTGTTAGATAAATAATTTTTGATTCAGATGCAAAAAGTTTTATGCTAAAATCAGTTTTACCAAAAAATACATCTCTTAATTCTATACCACTCTTGGTTTCTATTACCATTTTATCAAAGGGTAAAAGATGTGGTGCTTGAATCCCATCTTCTTCATCTTTAAATTTTTGTATTGGAGTTCTGTTCCATAATGCCAAACTTATATTTCTGGTTTCTTCTCCTAATAAACCTTTTATAAAATCAGAAGTTTCTTGCTGTTTTATTTTTGAAAATCTATCTCTTCTAAATTCTTCAATAAAATCCATTTCAGGCGAATATTTGAAAGGAACATCAAATCCAAATTTTTTGAAAAACTCATCTTTTAGGAATTTTATTACACTTGCTTCAAATAATTCAACCATAAAATTTCCTTATAACATATCAATGGCATAATACCAATTTGAATTATTTTGATTTTCTAAATCTTCTTTAACTTTGTCAATAATTTGCTGACCTTCATCTCTTAAATCTCTAATATCAAAAGGTAATTCGGATAATGTAAAATCTGTTCTGTTATGCCCAATATAAACTAATGCTAAACCAACCATTAAATCTAAAAAATCATCATCATTTCTATTGATATCATCAAGTGTTGGGCTACAAATTGATTCTATATAATATATATTACTTTCAAAAGCATTTGGAAACATTAAAACATTTCTAACATTATCATAAATCCAGTTAAATGGAACTTTTAAATTTTCTTTTGCATCATCAAACGGATATTTAGTATAGTCATCAAAATATATTCCTGTAATTGAATAAATTTGCCTTTTTATCCCAAAACTATCTTCAATAATTGAAACATTTATTTTTGGCTTATCTATATTTATTGGACTTATTATTCTTGCAGGATTATATTGACCCCAAATATTCAGTGCTTTCCAAATTAGACCATCTAAAACAGGTTCTGATATTTCAAAATTTTCTGAACCTACAAAATATTGATTTGTGTTTACTAAAATATAATTATATAATTCTTGTTTTGTCATCTTTTAACCTTTTATATAAACATTTTAATATCCATATAAAAAGTTAAAGGAAGATTAAAGCAATCTTCCTGCAAGAATTCCTTCGTCTTCTTTACTTTCTTCTATTTTTTTAACACCTTCATCAATTAATTTTTCTGCAAGTGTTACAGTTGAACTGTAATCTTCGTTGAAATTTTCTATAATATTTGTATTTTTATTTGAATACATATCTGCTTCAACTAATTCTTCTTTAATTTTTGCTTTCATTTTTTCTTCAATTGCCGGAACTAAATCTTCTGAAATAACAAAAATTTCTTCATTATTTTTAATTGCTTTTTCTAAAATATTGAAGTTTTCTTTCCCAATTGCATCTTCAATTATTTTATCCATTTCTTCAACAAATTTTTCCTCTACCTCTTTGATGTCTTTATCTGTGAGAATATATACTTCTTTACCTTCGACAATCGCACTTTCTAAATTTTCAAAGTTTGCTTCTCCAATTCTTGCTTTGATTTTTTCATCTAATTTTTCAACCATTTTTGATTCTGCCTCTTCAAGTTCTCTTTCTGTAACAATATATAAATCAGTTTTACCATTTAATATTGCTTTTTCAATAAGTTTTGCTTTCGAACCAAATGCCCTTTTAATTCTATTTTGAATATCTTCTATGATTTCTTCTTTTGCCTCTCTAATTGCTTTTGAAAGTTCTGCCTCTGTCATAACCACATTTTCTGCTAAAATAGTTTCATATGCTTCTATAAAAGCTTGTTTTTGAATTTCTTTTACATCTACTTTTTCAGAAATTTTTGCTTTTCTCAAATCTTTGATTGCCATTTTATTGTCCTTTTACTATAATTTTATCATCTGTAATTATAATATCAAAATTTTCAAATTCATTTTCATTATCTTTTAAGAAATCTATAATTTCATCGGTTACTGGTAATTCTAATGTATTATCATCAACTATTGCAATATCTACATCTGGGAATTCACTATTAATTTTGTTCGCTACATCATCAACACTTACAATTGCTTCTGGTTCTGTTGGAACTTTACCTAAATCATCTGCACTACCATCTGCGTCACCTGAATTATCTTCATTGATGTCATCAATAAATAGCCCCTTGATTAATAAATGATAACTATCAATTACTTCCATTTTATCTAATTCATAAAATGGACTTAAAAGCATTTTTAATTTTTGTGCGTCGTATTGTTTTGAATTTACAATCGTTCCTTCTTCATTTACTGTTATATCATTATTTGTAACACCAAATGTTGTTAAAATTTGTTTAATTTCAAATAAATGATTATACTCTTCTTCTTTTAGAATAACAATGCCATTTTCCAATTCTTTGTATTTTAAATTTGAGTTTTCTAAAAGTTTTTTAATGTCATTAATTTTAAGCATTTTCTTCACCTTTTTTAGTTTTTCTGGCCCTTGGTTTTCTTGCAGTTGCTACTTCTTGTTTAGGTTCTTCTGCATTTTCAATTACATCGTTTGATTCAACTTTTTCTTCCTTAACTTCTTGTTTAGGTTGGGTTTCTATTGCTTTTTTGGTTTCTTGTTTTTCTGAATTAATTTTTTCCCACTCTTCATCTGAATATTTTTTAATTGAACTCGGATATCTTAAAACTAATTTTTCATCAATGTTGATATATTTATCTTTTAATAAACTAATAAACGAATAATCTGTCTTCACTAAAACAGATATTCCTTTTCCTTCGTTTCTGTATATTGCCATATAAAAATCCTTAATATTTTTTATTATATTTAAAATTTCCACAATCAAAAATTTTTCTAAATTCATTAAAAATATTTTCTTGTGTTGATAAGTTTTCATTATAATTATTTAAAATTTTTTTCAACTTATGTTTTTGGAATTTCATTCTGCTAAATAACTTATCTTCATTTTTGAAATAAAAAAAGTTTGGACTTGTTTTACCTTCTAACTCCATAAACTTTTCATAGACATTATGTTTAAAAGTCCATCTTCTATTACCATAACTTATTAGTTTTCTTATATTTAATTTTTTAATATATTTTTTCTCAAAGTATTTTAAAAACTTCCCAAAAAGTCCTCTAATTGTGGTATATTTTTTGGATGCAAATCTAATAATTTCAAATTCATCTGATTTAAATCTACTTTTTCCAAAAGTCATAACTGCTAATAATTCATCATTAATAAAAAATCCTAATTTTATTTTTGAATCAATGTATCCTTGTAAATGATGAATATTTAAAAATTCTCTTGCCTGTTTTGGATTTATTTCTTTAATGATACCATCTCTTGCATTGTATTTTTTAATTTTATTTGATTTTAATTTTAATAAAATTTTGGATTTCCAAATATCTTGTTTTACTAAATCTAACCATTCGTTTGAAAATATATGGAATAAGTGAATATCTTTTTCTTCACACAATTCAGTTTTTTGTAAATGGTAATTTTTATCAATATTTGGAAGAAAATTACTTTTTCCTTGTGAATGAAAAAATAATCCGTCATATTCAATAGCAAAGTTTAATTCTGGTAAATAGATATCCAATTCAAAGTTTGGAATGATACCTCTTTTATTTTTATGAATTATTCCTTCATAATTTTCTTTTATGAATTTGTATATTTCATTTTCTTTATTCCAAATTTGTTTTACAGGTTCTGTTATTCCAAATTTGGCTTTATAATTTGTAGCACATTGAAATGTGCAACTATAATATTCCATAAATTCTCTGTTTAAAAAATATCCATTTTTGATAAAATTTTTCCTTACAAAATCTTCATTAAGATTTTCCAAATGTGTCATATTTTTTTGAGTATGATTTAAAACTCCATACTTTTTAATATTAGCCTCTTTTATTTTCATTTGAATTTTATTTTTTAATTCTTTATCTTTATACATACAATCTTTTGAACAATATGTTTGAAATCCTTTTTTGAAATTAATGAATTTGGTAGGTTTACCACATATTTTACATTTATTATCTACATTATAGAAATGTTTATATAAACCTTGTAAAGAAACTTTATATTCCTCTTGTAAAACTTTCATTGCATTTGAATTTATTCTACCTTTTGAATCTAATAAAGGTTCTAAATTTTTGTTTTCATATGCTTCTAAAAATATTTCTTTTTTAGTTTTATTATCTTTTTTATTATATTTATGATAACATTTATTTGAACAGAATTTATTTTTATTAATAAAAGGATTATAAAATTTATTTTCTTCAAAATATTTTTTGCATAAATCTTTTCCACAATATAAACATTTTGGAATTTTATTTTCTTTTTTATATAGGTAACATAAAATTTGAGTTTTATATTTATTTTCAATTTTAAAATTTGAATTTTTGAAATTTAACTTTTCATCTATTAAAGGAGAAATATATTTATCTTCTAAATTTCCACTTTTGATTTTTTCATAACAATATTTTTTTAAATGAGTTGAGTTGCAGAAATATTCATTATCAATGTTGAATTTTGGATTTTTTATTTCTTTATTACAGTAAGAACAAGTCATATTTATTTCCTAATTTTTTATACAATTATACTATAAATTTTGAGGAGTGTTATTTTGGAGACTTAAAAGTTTTAAAGGGCAAAAAGCCCAAAAATTAATTAAGCGTTATTAACTACAATTCTTGTGGCAAGTGTAGGAACTACTGCTTTACTTCCTGCCATTGCTGCCGCTGCTTTTTGTGCATTAAGTGGGTTGTGGTTCATACCACTAAATGTATCTGTCACAAATAAAGGCATATACGGCGCATACACTACTGCTGCTGTAAATGGGTCATCACCTTTACTTACCACAATCATTTCATTTGCTGGCATAACAATACTTCTTACTACCGGTCTTCCGTCAAGTGTTCCATAGAAGTGAGTTCCAAGTGTTGCCTTAACATCTTGTGCTGGAACAAAACCTGGCATTGCTCTTAAAATACCTGCAACTGATGTTCCAACCACATAAACAATATCACCCCCGATTCTACCACTTTGTTCTAAAATTTTGTTTTCTGCTTCTGCTAATGTTGCTGTAAAACTTAATAAATGTTCCATATATCCCACGCCACTTGGAGCTTGTCTATCCCAGGTTAAACTACCTGGTGCGGCTTGATAAAGTTTTTTAACCACTTCTGTTGAAATGTTTGTAGTTAATTCATTTACTAAATCTTGTGCCAAAACTTCTTCTGGGTTGAGATTAAATCTTTTTTGCATTTCATAAGATTTGAATAATCCAATTTCAGTTCTTAATGCAAATGTTCTTGCTGTAATTTCAGTTGAATCAAATTGTGTTTGAATAGTTTGTAATTCATTTAAGTCTTCCAAATTTGTTGCATAAGTTGATTTAATTGCCGCACCATTTGCAGGAGCTGTATCAAAACTTACTTTTACTTCGCCTGTTTGATAATTAATAGTCCCTTTTCCACCAACACCGATTAAGTTACCTTGACCATCATCTATAAGTTTTGTATTAGCTTGACCATCAACTTTGATTGTAACTGTTCTTAATCTTACTGGTGGATATTTTACTACAAAATTGAAATCTGTTGTTTTTCCATCACCTGTTGCATCTACTTCATCTGCAACAATTTCACCTGCATATCCTTCTGGTATTCCGACCCTTCCTTGAGTTGCACTTAATAATGTTTCACCTGCTTTAATATTTCCTCTTGTATTTAAAGCAACTACATTTTTAAACCAAACTAATCCTTTTCTTTCATTAATAGGTTGAACTGATGCAAATAAAGGAATAACACTTGAAGCATTTGCTGCTGTAATAACATCTAATGCAATTCTCGGTAAAACACCTAAATCATCTGCACTTCCGTTTGCTTCTTTGAAAGATTTCCAATTTTCAAATTGTTGTAATTGAGCACCTAAAACTGCTAAATCCCATTCATCTACTCTTTTATTAGCTTTTGCTTTTGAAGATTTTTTTTCAAATACATCAAAATATTTTTTATATTTTTTTTCATATGTTCCGAAATTTTCCATTACTGCTTTTTGTCCGTCAAACATATTTTTACCTTTCTTTTTTTTATTTAATTTTTTTTTAATTTCCTTGTTTTTGCTTAAATTATTCATTTAAGCCAGTGTTGTGCTGACTTTGAATATTTAAACTTTTAATTATTTAAAAATTTAGATATTCAAAGTCACAAAGAGAAATTAAAGCAATTTCTCTACTAATGAAACTTCTTTTGGTTTTGTAACTATTTCAATTTTTTGTTCTGGTATTTGATAAAAATTAATTTCTTTTTCTTCTAAAACTTCTTTCACTTTATCGATGTCATTTATATTATTTAAAGTTTCTTTGATAATTGCCTCATCTAGATTTTTATATAAACTTTTCAAATATTGTATTTGATAAAATTTAACTTCTTCTTTTAATGTATTTAATTTTTTCTTAAATTTTTCATTTACTTTTGCAACATCACTTTCATTTACTGACTTTTTAGCTTTAAGACTTTCTATTAATTTTTCTTTTGAATTTATTTCATTTTCTAATAATTTGATAGTTTTTTTAGACTCTTTCAACTCGTATTGTAAATCTTTAAGTTTACTTTCCAACATTGAATTAAATTTATCTTTTGTTTCTTTTTCAATTTCTTTTTTTAATTTGTATTTTTCTTTTTCAAGTTTTTCTATTAGTTCCTTTTGGACTTTGACTTCAAAATTTTCTTCTAATGTTTTAACTTTTAAATCTAATTTTTCTTTTGCTTTTTCTGTTTCAGTTAAAAGACTTTCAATTTTCACTAATTTTTCTTTCAATGATTTATAATCAGATTTTAAAGTATCATTTTCTTTTAGAACCTTTTTATACTTAATAATATTTTTATTTAATTTTTCTTCTACTTCTTTTTTTTTGCTTTCTAATGCACTTTTTTCTTTGGAAATTTCATTTATTAATTTATTGTATTCCAAAATTTGTTTTTTTGCTTCCACTATTTTTTTTGATAAATCTTTAATAAGTTCTTTGTATGAATTTATGTCTTCTTCATATTTATTTTTGACTTGTTGAATTTCATTTTTAATAAAATATTCCTTAACTCCGTCAAGGACATTTTTTAATAAATCAATATTATTTTTTTCATTTTCTTTTTGTTTTATTTTTTCTTTCAAAATTTCTATAATTGGAATTATATTTTTCAATTGAGTTGGATCAATGTTTTTTAAATCCTCTTCAAATTCATTTAAAAGCGTATAAGTTATTTCTTCTTCATTTAAAAAATTAATAATTTTTTCCACTATGTCTTTTCTATCTTTAATTAAACTTATTTTTTTAAAATAATCTTCAATTTCAGCAATTAGTAATTCTTTTAATTCTGTCTCTGATTGTTTTTTAAGTTTTTCCAAATCTTCTTTATTTAGCTCTTTATCTTTTTTAATTAATTCATCTTGTAAATTTTTATTTTCTTCTTTTAGTGTTTTAATAATTGCTTTATATTTTTTTAACTCTTCATCAAATTGTTTTTCCAATTTTTGATGTAACTCAACTTCTTCAATAAGTGTGCAAATTCCATCTTCACAAATTTGAATTGAACTTTTTTTAAGCTTTTCTAAATCTTTTTTATTATTTTCTTCCAATTCTTCCATTAGTTTTACATCAACATTTGCAATACCTGGTTTAATAACAAAATCAATACTTTCAAGTTTGAAATTTTTTGGATTAATAACTTGATATCTTTTACCATCAATTTCTTTGTATTCATTTACAAATTCACCAAATGCTCTTGTTGATACTTTCATTTTTGAGCCTGCTTCTAAAATAGTTTTTAAGATTCTACCTGCAGGTGTATCTAAAATTTCATAAGTTGCATACCCAAATCCGTCATTTCCTAATCTAATATCAGTTACAATATGAGAAACTTTGCCACTTGCAAGTAACTCATCTAATGTATAATTCTCTGGATGCCCTATACATCCAAACATTAATTTATCATTAAGCATCTGATTAACCTCAGGATCTTTTAAAACATTTTCCCAAAGTTGCTTTGGATAAAATCTTCCATTTCTACTAACTCCATCTAAAACAAAGGATTTTCCTTCAACCAATCCTATGATAGGAGATTTATCATTTGGTTTATAATTTTCATTTACACTTTTATATTCTTCAACTGTATAAATTTTTTTTGTTGTAAATCCAAATTCATCAAAAAATTTTATTGGCATATTTGTCCTTTTAAAAATCATTAAAATAATTCAGAATATTGTTCAATGTATTTTTATAATTATTTAATTTATTTGGATTTAAGATAATATTATTAAATTCATCTAATAGTTTTTTTACTTTTTCTAAAAATAAACTTGTTACTTTTAAAAATTCTTTTAATTTCATTCTATTATTTTCGTAATATTCCAATTCTATGAAAATGTGATTTAAAATACTTGTTAATGTTTTATATATCAAAACAACATCTGAATATTCAAAGTTTTCTTTTTGTAATACATTTAAACTATTTAAAATTAAACCTTTAAATCTTTTCCCATTTGTTGAATTATTCCACTTTTCTCTTGCTTCCAAATAATCAAATAAATTATCATTATTTTCAGAAAATGGTTTAAGAAGAATTATCTTCTTAATATAATCTTCTTCATTTAATTCCAAAATATCCCATTCGAATTTTTGTGTCTTATCTTTAAACTTCATTTTTAATCCTTTGACTAACTTTCACTTGAGTTATCTTTATCTTCTTTGAAAGTAAACATATCAGTATCTGTAAAAAGTTTTTTGAAAATATCATTATAAAATTTTATTAATGATTTTTTATTTACATTTACCCCTAAATCATCTGAATCTTCTGCAATTTCGTTGATAAAATCTTTAACATTTGACATTGTATCGATTACCAGTGATAAGTATTCAATTTTTTCTAAATCAGATATATTAATAACATTTATAAATTCTATTTGAACATTTTTTCTTGTCAAATTAAAATTTTGATTTTTTAAATGAACTAAAAATAAATGTATCAATCCGTTTTTTAAACTTTGTTGAAATGTTTTTAATTTTTTTGTATATCTAACATTATTTTGAATTAAATCAATTCTTTGAGTAGAATCATTTTCAAATAAGGAAGTAGGGAATCCATTTGTTTGTAAAATTACATTCCTTAAATCCTCAATTTTTTCAAAAATTTCATCAAGTTCTGCATAAACTTCTAAATCTTTTTTCTCAATCTGACCTTTACTACCCCAATCTGGTATGACTTTTATTTTGCTTGTATTTTCCAAAATATTTTCAAGTGTTTGTTGAACATTTTCAAAATCAATCTCTACTTTATTTAGTGAATTATTTATCATTTTTTCATATGCTTTGGATACTTCAATTGCTTTATCTGGAGCCATAGATTCTGGAACAGAAACTGATAAAATGGGTTGTTTGGTAACTTTTTTAAGTAAATTTACATATACCAAACCTTCAAGTAAATAAAGTGTTCTTATTAAATGCAATACAGGTTTTAAAATCCCCATACCCACCCTAAAATAAACTGCTTGTTCATCATTTATATCAACTTCAACTTTTAATCTTTCTGTTGAAAATCCAAAAAATACATATTCGTAAGGCATTGCTTTTTTAATTTGATTATTTTTGATTACATTGTAATATAAAATATCACTATCTCTCCAAACCGGAATAACAGTTGAAGGGTCGACATCATCGTGTATATTAATAATTCCTTTAATAATGTTTTCAGAGGTTGCTGTATTTACATCAAGTCTTAAATAGTGACTTCCGTATGCAAGTATATCTGGTGCAATGTCTATTAATAATCTTTCTAAATTAAGATTCTTTTTTAATATTCTTGCTTCTTTTGTTGCTTGTTCATTTACCGTTCCATCATCATTTAGTATTGTAACTTTGAAAATTCCATTATTTTCGGCAGTTGGATTTAAAGCATCATCAATGATCCTGGATATCATCATATGTGATATATAAAATTCTTTTAAAATACTAATTTCTTTATAAAATTTCTTTAGATTATTGTGTGTATTAATCAATGCTAAATTAATTTTTCTTTCTTGTTTATTTTCAATATAGTCGCTACCTATCAAAGGGTCAGTATTTGTATTTTTCCACCAAAATAATTTTTGTGCTAATTTATTCCATCCGGATAACATATAAACTCCTATTATTTTTCTATAATTATTTAAAATATATTATATTCTTTTTTCTTAAATTGAAGAAGACTATTATACAACTCATCTTCCGTTTTAATTTTTGATTTTATTGCCATTCTTTCAATTGTATAATCATTTTCCAAAGGACTTACTGGAATCTCTTGGAAATTAAACAAGGCATTAGCAAGTGCATCTGATATATCTTTTGAAATATTAAGATTTCTTTTCCTTAATATCTCAATATTAGATTTAACATCTTCTAAATGGTCTATTTTCTTTTCATTTTCAATTAATGAACTTAATTCTTCTTTCAGAATTTTATTTTCTGGCAGATTAATTCTACCTTCCTCTATTGCATATTTTAAAGTGTAATATGCTTTCTTTGTCCTATCAACTGAATACTGTTTGACATTATATCCTTCATTTTGTAAAATTTGTTGAGTATCAACAGATTGAAACCCATCCATAACTATTAATTTTATATTAAATCCTAAATCTGTTAAATCTCTTATAAAATCTCTTATTTTCTCTAACCTGATTTGTTGAGATGGATTTTCT